GCCTTCGATTTTCCCATTGCAAAGATGAAATACTGTTGTGTGTTAAACTGTCCGTCTCTCGACGTATGAAGATTTTATTGAACCAGCCTAACCGACGCACGATTAGAATTTGACGCATGGCGCCACAGGATCCTTAAGCTTTATACGCACCCACACTTGGCGGATGTCGTCTTCGGATTTTGCCTCGTTCAAAGACTTGATCCGATCGCTCAATTCACTCTGGGTGAGCTCAAGGTCATTACATACGACTTCCCTGAAGGCCTGGTGGTCTGTGGCCTCGTCGTACGGGTACGCGCCATTCTTAATGCGATACCTCATATCCTTCTCCGTGATCTTCTCTATCTCAGCGGGTGATAGAGAAAGTTCGAACCCTTTAATCCGCGCAATAGCCCTCAGGTACTCCCCAACCAACGGTGTATGCTCCTCAGTCACGTGGTAACCAACGATCCTGTTTCGCAAAGCGTCTTTGTCCTTTGACGCAACCACGGGTATCTTTGGAAGACACCTTGAGGGTAACATCATCGAACCGAGGGAAGCCCAAGGCTTCGGGTACACTCTCCCTAAAAATGTCATTGGGGAGTGCGGGGGGAAGGCATTCACTTTTATTTTAAGGCCCAGTGCAGAGGCCACTTCCGTGTATAGCTCAGGTGTTAACTTGGTGTGACGTCCGACCAAACCGTCATCACCATACTTGGGCCCGATCCTAGCCCAAGCTTCTTCGGGTGTGTAACCTGCTTTACGCAGGACGCAGTATTCTATGACACCTCCGACAAACGAGTTTATATTGGTCGTTGTTCCTGACCCACTCGTATTCTTCGCCCCAGTATTGAGTTTTACGTCATTCATGGGGAAAAACGCCGGCACATAGCAATCCTGCTCCAACATCCTGTTGACCCGCTCCGCGTCCTCGGGACAAACCCAACGCCGGATGAGGGGATCCCAGAAGTTCGTTCTGATGAACTCAGAGATGGTTTCGTCCATCTTGCTGTAGTCCGTATCAAAATGTCCCTCCTCCTGGCCGATAGTTCTGGCCAGGTAACGTATGCGCCTGGCAACCTTGGTAGGGTTAAGACCCACCATGTACCAATTGCACTTGTTAGCAACCCTCTTTAACCCACGCATTACTTGGCCGGTCAACCACGT